TGCGATCTGCGACAGCAGCGGCTCGATGTGGCAGCGCCTGGCGCGCACGCTCTACGGCTGGCGCGACTACACGATGTTCGCGCTGCGGCCGCTGTTCCACGCCGTGGGCAAGTCGACGCCGAACTTCGCCGGACGGGTCTGCTCTGGCCGCATCCGCGACATGGGCGCGGCGCGCGGCTGGCTCGAGCTGGGCGGGGCTGATGAACCGGAGCCCAGCCCGTGCGATTGGGTGCAGTGGTTGAAGCAGCGCGCCACGGCGCATTTCGAGTATGTGAGAGAGGGGTAGCCGTGCTGGAGAACCTGACACCGGAAGGCAAGGGTGGTGCGATTGCGGGGCTGTTGTTCCTCGGCCTGGCGATCCTGCGCAAGATCGGTCTGCGAGCGAGCAAAGACATGATCACGCTGTCGGCAGATGCTGCCGATCGTGATGCTTACACCCGCCTGCTGAATCGTGTCGAGGAACTCGATGGCCGCCTGGCTGACGTCGAGTTGGCGCGCAACCAGATGTTCGGCTTTACGACGAAGTGCATGGCCTACATCGCGCAATGTCAGTGCGAGGGCGTCATGCCGCCGACGAAGAGCGAGCTGCAGGAGGAGTACCAGAAGCTGATCCGCGCGCTGGCCGATGGATTCAAGAAGAAGGAAGAGGGAGATTAATGATGCTGACGACGATTCTCACCCTGCTCGGCGGCGGCCTTGGCGGCGCGCTGCGCTTCGTGCCGGAGATCCTCAAGCTCTTTACCGAGCACCGCGATCGCGAGCACGAGTACCGGATGACGCAGTTGCAGCTCGACATCGATAAGGCGCGCGCAGGTCAGGCGATCGACCTGGTACATGCACAAGGCGAGGCGACGGCGCTGGCGGGCGAAATGCAGGCGTACATCGAGGCGCTCAAGGGCCAAGGCAATCCGACTGGCGTGGCATGGGTAGATGCGCTCAACGCCAGCGTGCGGCCGGTGGTGACCTACTGGTGGATGACGCTGCTGACGATCTACAAGGTCGTGATGATCATCGTGGCCACGCTCGAGCTGTATGCAGCGCTGAAGGTTGCCGAGGGCATCCTCGCCTTTGGTCCGGCGCTGACGACCTACGCGGATCGCGTCTGGACGCCGCAGGATGCCGGAATTCTCGCGATGATCCTCGGCTTCTGGTTCGTCGATCGCTCGATCCGTAAGCAGCAGGGCCGCTGATGGTTCCCCCTGCCCTGCCAGATCTGATCCGCCGCTTCGAGGGCCTGCGCCTGCGGGCCTACGTGTGCCCGGCCGGCGTGCTGACGTGCGGATACGGCTCGACGGGGCCGGATATCAAGCCCGACACGGCTTGGACGAAAGATCAGGCCGAAGCGCGCATGGCGCTCGATGCGGCGCGCTTCACCGTTGCTACTCGGAAGCTCTGCCCAGGGCAGCGCGGCGACAACCTCGCTGCCCTGGCCGACTTCGCCTACAACCTCGGCGCCACGCGCCTGGCCGGCTCGACGTTGCGCCGGAAGATCAACGCCGGCGACGTCGCCGGCGCGAAGGCCGAAATGCTGAAATGGGTCCGAGGCGGGGGGCGAGTTCTCCCCGGCCTTGTGATCCGCCGGCAGGTCGAAGCGGCGTTGATGTCATGAGGTCAAGCCTATTGCGCCGTCTCGCCGTCAGGCTTCGTCGAGGATGGTATCGCCCCAGCTGCTGAGTTATCCTGCGCCCTCGGCGGGGCTATTTGAGACGGAAGCGGCGCGGTTCTGGGTGCAAAATCGCTCCCCCGCAACCACTTCTAGAATCACCGACCGCTTTCAGTAGCAGGCGCCCTGGATCCGCAGCGAAGGCTGCCCAGGCGCTGTCGGTGGTTTCCTCGATCTTGATCTCGCCGAAGTACTCGCGCAGCAGGGGCCGCGCCTTCTCGAAGTCGGCCTTCAGGGCTTCTTCGAGGGTCAGCAGCTGGCGGCGGTAGGCCGCCATCAGGGCATCCACTCGAATCTGCACCACCGGCCGCTGCACCGTCTGGATGGCCAGCGCCTCTTTGCGTGCCTCGGCTTCGCGCAGGCGGGTCAGCAGGGCGTCCGAGTGGCCGGTGGCGGCTATGGCATCCACCAAGCGCGATATCTCGGTTTGGACCGTTTCCAGCGCTGCCGAGGCCTGGCGCGCGGCTGCCGCCGTGCCCTTGCGGTGTCGATCGACGAAGGCCGCGGCGCTTTCCCGCATCCTGGAGACGGACGCCGGCGAGAGCAGATCCTCGCGCAGCACCGCCAGGAGACGGCGATCGGTGGCATCGCGACCGACGCGGACGCCAGTGCATACCGTCGTGCCGCGGTCCTTCCGCGCCGCGCAGCCGTAGGTGCTGCCGGACACCGCGACCACGGCGCCGCCGCACTCCCCGCACACCATCAGGCCGCCGAATAGAGAGCGCGCGCGGCTTCCGCTGCCCTTGACGCCTATGCCGAGCCGGCCGGCGTCCATGCGCTCCCTGGCGGCCGCCCATTGCTCGTCCGAAACGATGCGGAGCTCGGGCCGCTGCTCGATCACCCATTCGTTCTCAGGCCGCACCAGGCGCACCCACTTGTGCGTCTTCGGGTGTTTCACCCACCGCGACCGGTTCCAGATATAGCGGCCGATGTAGATCTCGTTGTTGAGCACGCCGCTTCCCTTGTTCGGGCTGCCGTAGAGGGCAGAGACCGACCACGTTCCGCCCTTGCGCGTCTTCACGCCCTTGCGGTTGAGTTCCGAGGCGATGTGCTGGCAGCTCCAGCCCTCGGCATAGCGATCGAAGATCCAGCGCACCCAGGTGGCCGGCTCGTCCTCGACCTCGAGGTGGCGCACCTTCCCGGCCTCGATCGACCGATACCCGAAGGAAATCCCGCCGGCGTGGCCGCCGCGGGCGATCTGGCCAGACAGGCCGCGGTGCACCTTCTTCGCCAGGTCGCGCAGGTAGTCCTGATTCACGACGCCGCGCACGCCGCGCGTGAGCTCGCGCCCCTCGTGCCGCGTGTCGTAGCCGTCAGAAATGCCGATGATGCGGATTCCGGCGAACTCGAGCTCGCGAATCATCTGTTCCTGGTCGACGATGTCGCGCCAGCAGCGATCGAGGCCTTCGATCAGCAACACGTCGAAATCCCCGCGCAAGGCTGCGGCGACCATCGCTCGGCCGCCCTGCCGAAGCATGGTCGGCACCGACGCAGATACCTCCATGTCAGAGAAGCGCGCGACGATGGCGATGCCGTCCTGGTCGGCGCGGCGGTCCTGCAGCCGCTCCTGGTCCTCGATCGACGTTTCGAGCTGATTGTCTGAGCTATACCGGCTGTAGGTGCCGGCGCGCTGTTGGGTGGTCGCGTTTGTCATGTGTCACATTGTCCGCCGGCGTCTCGGCCGGCTCAAGCGTTGCCATACGCTCAAGATAGTCCGCCACGACCCGCTCGAAGACAAGGTCGGCGATGCGCGCAAGGGCGAATTCTCTTGATATGGCGGGCGTCATGCTTCTTCAAGTCCGAAAAGGTCGTGCTGCTCGGCGCCGTTGCCGTAGATCGTTATCGGTTGGAACACGTCGGCGTGCGGCTCGTCGCCATCCCAGCCATCTGGCCAGGTCTCGGCAGCGATCAGTTCGCGGATGCGCACCTCTTCTTCAGCGTCGAGTAGGCAGAAACGGCTGTCGCCGACGCGTCGCTGGATGTCGAGGATATTGTCGAGCGCGGTCAGCCTAGCCTCCAGCGTCAGCGGCCCCATGCGCTGAGGGTTCTTTCCGATCGACCCATCCTTCAGACGTTCGATGCCAGACTTGCGCAAGCGCTGCGCCGGCTCGCGGAGCCATCGGTACAGCGGTTTGAGTTCGTGCAGTGGCGTCAGGTGGCCCCAGCGCGGCATGGCGATGATGCTGTCCAGGGCCTTCTCTTCCTGCGCCAGCGGGCAGCCAACGCAGCCAGTGCGCGCGTTGATCTCTTCAGCCTCATTGCCGCCGTAGGCGTCGGCGATGATCTCGGTCGGCCAGCCTCCGTACTGCTCGAGCGGCGCCCAATGGCGCAACCATTCCCAGATGTGGCAGACGCGCCAGTGCAGCAGCGGCGCCAGAGTGGCGATGCGACCTCGGACGCCTTTCGAGTCCGGTAGCACCTGCTGATACCAGCCCTGTCCGCACTCGGCCCCGTCCTTGCCGCACGACATTTCGATGCGCCGGTCGCGGATAGCGCTCTCGCCCTGGCGCACGCCGGTGATGGTCAGAGCATTGCCGTCTCCGAGACTTTCGGCGATCGCCGCCGCCATGGGATCAACCTTGATCTGGCGCGTACACCAGCGCAGCGTGTTGTTGTTGGGAGGAGGAACGCCGCGGCCGAGGATATAGACCAGGAAGCGCTTATCTAGCGGTGCGCGAACGATGCGGAATTCGATGCCACGCTCGGCCAGCTCGTCCATGATCTCCTGCGCTGCGATGGCCAGAGGCGGAAGCTCCATGCGTGTGTCGGCGTAGAGCACGGTCAGCCGCTTCGGCGCCTTGACCATGCCGCTGACGATCAGCCAGACGATCAGCGTCAGCGTGGCGCTGCTGTCTTTCCCGCCAGACCATGCAATGACCCAATGGTCGTGGTCGTAGCCATGCGCCTTCAGGCTCTGCACGGTCAATTCGATTGACTCTGTCATCTGCAGCCTGGCGCCTGACTCGAAGAGGGAAAGGTCGCGTGCGCTCACGCCGCCGCCCTCCAATCGAAGCCGCGCGCGCGATCGAGCTCAGCGTTCGCGGCGCGGAACAGTTCTCCGCTCTGGCGCTTCCAGAAGTCTTCCGACACGTCGACCAGCACGCGCAGCGCCTGCAGCTCGTCGCCGGTGGCGCCGAACACGCTGCGCGCGATGAAGCGGTCCTTTATGTTGAGCAGGGCGAAGGCGGAGAGCTCGACGACGGCCAGCGTCTGTTTGTCGTCCTTGTAGTCGGCCGCGAGCGCGAGCAGAGCGTGGCAGTCGGACAGCACGTTGAAGTGGTGGGGCTGCGCCCATCCGCCGACGAGGGCTTCGACGGCCAGGCGCTCGGTGATGCTGACCTCTGGCGCCAGGTGCATGGCGACCAGCGTCGGGCAGCGCGCGGGGCGCGGGGTGCGCTTATGGCGGCGGCTCATGGCCGATACTCCGCTGGCATCACTTCTGGCGCCACGTTGAAGAAGCCGAGCATGCCGCGCAGGGGAACGAACGGCCCTGTCCTCTGCTCGGTCAGGACGAATCCGTAGGGACCGTTGAACCACTTGCTGTCGGAGCGCTCGACGCAGTCGACGATGCGTGCGGAGCCGACGATGCCGCCGAGGTCGAGGCCTTGGCGCGGGACGATGATGCCGTACTCCTCTTCGCAGAACTCGTATTCCTCGTCGTCCCAATCGGGCTTCGTCTTGCCGGCGTGGATCAGCACGATCCCGCGGAACTTGGTTCCCCAGGTGCGATTCTCGATGTCCTTGTGGCCGTTGACGATGAGCCAGGCCCATGGCTGGCGGATTGATATGACGGGGATCATGGCTGCACCTCCGGGTAGGCGTCGTGTAGCACGCCGTCGAGCAGGCGGCCGGCATTGCGGACACCAACCCGAGCCATTGGCTCTGTGTCGCAGCGAACGTGACGATCTCCGTCGACATAGCCTGGGCTGTCTCCCATCTTCCCGTCTTCGGCCGACATGTGGCGAACGCCTGTTGCTGGGAAGGCTGTTGACCATCTCACCCATTCGCCCCATTGCTTGAACAGAAACGGCACGCCAGCTGCTGCGCACTGGTCGCGCAGGGATTGAACCCAGCGCGGGTGCATCGGACGCGCCTGGGGGCCGGATTCGCCGCCGGCGACGACCCAATCCACATCCGGCCGGCTCATGTCGGCGCCCGCGAAAGACCAATCGAGGTAGGGCCGAATATCGACCGGCCCCAGCAATGGCTCCGCGCTTACCCAGCGCACCGCCGCGGGCGTCTCGAGCAGTAGCGGGATGCGCTCGTCGGCCGTCGCCTGATCCTCGATCGACACGCCGAGCCAGACGTTCGGCAGCGGCCAGGTCTTTGCCACGCGGGGCCACGACTGCTGCACGTCCGTCAGGCGCTTCGGCGTCCTCCCGAAGTTGTGGTGGGCCGGCGTCGGGTCTATTCCGGAGAGGTAGGACAGCATCCGCGCCGGCCGCTTCGTCAGCACCTGAAAGGTGTGGTCGGGGCATGCAGCCATGACGGCGAACACGCGATCGAGGAAGTGGTCCGGCACCTCGTCGTGGAACAGGTCCGCGCGCGGGCACACGAAGATCCGGCGCGGCTTCTTCCACTTCATCGGGCTGCGGGCGCCGGAGAGTACTTCCGGCCGGCACAGCACGTCGCCGAAGCTGCGCCCGTACCAGATGCTTTTCGGGTTCTTGCTCCAGCGCGTCTCGACCTCGCGCTCGGCGTAGCAGTGCTTGCAGCCCTGGCTGACCTTGGTGCAGCCGATGACGGGCGACCAGGTCGTTTCCGTCCAGGTGATTTTGCTCTCGTTCATGATTGATCCCCCTGCGCAAGCGACAGCGCAATCGCCACCGGACGCACCCAGATGGGCGTCGCCGACAGTGCGAACGTCTCGCCGCTTTCAGCCAGCAACAGCGTGGTTCCCATGACTTCACCAACGGCCTCGAAGGCGGCCGGCGGGATGGCGTTTCCGATGCGTTCGCGCCACGCCTGATCTGATAGACCGTCGAGCTCGAGGTATTCCTCCGGCTCGATCAGCGATTGGATGGCGGCCAGTTCCAATGTGGTGAAAGGCCGGTGCCACGTGCCGTCCATCGACCGGATGATGGCGATCAGCTTCTCGTCCATGCGCGGCATGCGAGGATCGGCGACGGACCACCGGCCGTTGTCGTGGCACGCTGATGCCGAGACGGCGCCGGCCGACGCATCGAAGGGAACGACGCCGTAGTGGCCGCCGGTGAGGTAGTGGTCTCCCTTTCCGCGGTTCATGTTCGGCCGCGGATCAGCGACCGACATCCACCCGCCTTGCACGCCTTTCCCGCCGGCGATAACGGTATTGGCATGCCGCTCCCAGTCCATCACGGCAAGGGGGCCGAAACGACCTTCCCAGGACGGCCTCGGATCTGCGACGGCCTGACCGCCGGCGCTCGGTCCCGTCCCGCCCGTGATGACTCCGGCGTGGTGGTCGAACTCAACTACGCGAAAGCAGTTGTTGTGCTTTATGCCGGTACGAGGATCCGCAACGCTGAACGCGCCTTGTCCTGGGTTCGTGCCGGCGGTGACGGCGCCGACGTGTTCGGCCATGTTCAGCACGCCGTACTGCTGATACTGACCGGCGCCGGCTGGAGCGCGCATGTCGGCCACGGCGAAGGCGCCCGTCGTAGGCGCTGAGCGTCCTGTGATGGTGCCCGTCGTGTCTTCAAAGCGATGCACGCCCAGGAATCCGCGGTGGCGGTTCTCGGGGACGATGAGGTAGTCACGCAGGTGGCCGTTCTCGATCGCCAATTCGTTGAGGCTTCGCCAGTCGCTGCCAGCCCGCACGAAGGCCAACCGAACCCACGTCTTCCAGGACAGCGACGGGATGCGATGCATAGGACCGCCGGCGGGGTCTCCGGGGAGCGGCATTCGGCCCAGCACGGTTCCGACGCCCTGCAGCGTCTTCTTTTCCGGCTCGTATAGGAACGCCGGAACCTTCGCCATGTGACGCGCGACCAGCAGCATGCGCTTTCGGCTCTGCGGGAGCCCGCCAAGCTCTCCGCAGTCGTGCTTGGTCTCATGCACCGCGTACCCGTGGTACTGCAGGACCTGAATGATCTGGTCGAGCAGATGCCGGCCGCGGGTCGCGAGGCGCGGGACGTTCTCGAAAACCAGCAGTTCGACCGGATCGTCCTTCCAGGTCTCGCACATGAGCCAGATGCAACGCAGCGTCAGCTCGTTCAACGCTTGATACTTTGGCGTCAGGCTCTTCGTTTCCGACAGCAGGCCGCTGGCGCCCTTGCATGGGCTGCTGATCACCATCGCGTGCGGGTGTTCGTTGTTGGCCGCCTTCTTGATGTCGGCAGGCGTCGCTTCGCGCCATCCGTGCGGAGGCTCGTGACCGTTGAATGCGATGTATTGCTCGCGCGTCATGAGGTCCATGACGGTGATCGGCGTGCCGACAAGGCGAACGTGGTCCCGAGCTGCGGCCGGATCGATGTCGATGCCGCCGATGCAGCGCCAGCGCGCCTCCATGTTGCGGACTTTGGAAATGGACTTGATGATGCCCTTGATGCCGCCGCCGAGGCCGGAGCACATGCCGAAGACGTTGTAGGTGCGCTTGATCATGATCTCCCCTCCGCATCCGCCATGATGCTTAGCCGGACTTCGTCCAGGTCGTCTTGCTCGAGCGGCGGCATCGTGCGCAGGTGGTCCAGCGAGCGGCCGAAGAGTTCGTCGCCGCAGCGGACGCAGGGGTAGAGGCGATGCGACGGCTGGAAGTAGGGCGCGTCGTTACGATGGCCGAGGAACCGGCACACCATGTTCCGCTTGATCCACTGCGCCGCGGGGTGGCGGCTGTAGGCGATGAGCATGCCGACGTAGAGCGCATTGGCGACGGTGATGAACAGGCCGCCGGCGAAGCTCCAGAACTGCCCGAGGTAGGGGTAGAAGTAGAGCGTCCAGATTCCGTACAAGGTGAACAGCGCGGTGCTGACGGCCGAAACGCCGCGCACTTCCTTGTCGATGTACAGCGTCCAGCAGTGATTGAGCACCGCAGCGCCGAGGCCTGCCTGCATGACGCCGTTGATCAGGTCGGGGCTCATGGCGTCCGCCCGTCCATGATGGCGAAGGCGGCCTCGGCGCTGGTGCGGGCGCGGTCGAGCTGCTCGAGAATCTCCGGCGTGAAGGCGCCGGCCGTCAGCGCGACGTCGACGCCTTGCTGGTAATCCTTGACAGAGTCGAACAGCGTCGCGGAGGCGGCGAACAGTCGCCCGTTTTCCCGGACGACGTGCGCCGGCAGGGCGCGTCCGTCGTTGCCGGACACAGAGGCGCCGATGGTGCGGCCTTCGTTGTCCTTGATGGTCGAGTAGCCGGAGGGGCTCTCGGTGGTGGCCGTGAATGGGCCGGGGCTGTGATGCATGGTCGTCTCCGTATGGAACCGGTCTGCGGTGGCTGCGTGGGCGGGTTCCAGCGCCGTGCACACAGCGGATAGGAGGGCGATGCCGAGCATGGCGTCGAGCCAGTCGCGGGCGGCCGGGCTCACTTGGTCACCACCGCGCAGCGCTTCACCTTGCGCAGCAGCGCCGCGGGCGAGCGGCACCGGCCCAGGCGCGTGCCGTGCGAGCGGCCGGGAATGGCGCGGTACAGCACGTGCACCGGCTCGCCCTTGTCTTGGCACGGCACGACGTACATGCCATTCGTGCGGGCAAGGGAGAGCGCCTGGGTGAGGACTTCGTGGGCGGTCGGCTTGGACATCGCTTTCCTCCTGGAGGGTTTTTCAGGCGTAGGCGCTTTCGAGCGGCTGCTCTGCGGCGCGCGCCTTCTCCGCTTCGCGCATGTCGCGGATCTCGTCGGCCAGGCGCATGAAGTCCGGATCGTTCTCGCCGAGGCTCGAATAGCTGGCGATCATCTCGAGCGCGATGAGGCGGTGCCGGGTGTCGGCGTTCATGAGCAGGTCGGAGAGGCGCAGGGGGTTGCCGCTGTTCCACAGGTGCAGGGTGAGGTCCTGCAGCCGGCGGGCGGTGCTGTAGTGGCCGAGGATCTCGTTGCGGTACGCGATGAAGGGGCTGGCGCCGTTGACGATCAGCTCGCGCACGGTCTCGACGGAGTCGTGGGCGCGCTGCTTGTCTTCCTCGCTCGGATCGCAGTGCAGCAGCGAGCTGGTGAGGTCCATCAGGGCGATGATGTCGGACTGGTCTGCAACGATGTAGCGGGTTCGCATGGTTGGTCTCCTTGGGTTGGTGCTACTGGTTTCCGCCGACGGCGGAGAACATTTCAGAGATCAGGACGAGGGTCGTTTGCTTCTCGTCCCTGCCGAGTGGAACGACGCATTCGAGTGCGTCGACGAGCGCAGCAAGTTGGGCGTGGTTCTTGAGCTTTCGTAAGTTGTTGACCGGCTTACCGAAGTCATCGAGTGCGGCCATGTAGTGCGGGAATCTCTCGTCGAAGACTTCCAGCAGTCGGTCCTTCGACGAATTGGCGGTAGCGATGAAACCGGAGAGGGCTTCGTCGTCCATTTCCCAGATCTCGTGCGCTGCATTTCGTGTCGCTGCCGTGTGCGAATCCACGGTCAGGTGGATGCATAAGCAACGCTCAAGCATGGCGAAAGACGAATGCGGCTCTTGTTGCGATAGGACCAGCGCTCCGCGAAATACGGTGGCCGGTTCGCACCCATGGCTCGTCTTAAGAACAGGGCACTCGCCGTTGTAAAGGGGCTTGAACACGTGGCTCTTGAACTCGTCGAGACGTTCGATGTCGAGAAGGACGAGAGGCAGGTTCTCGTTCTCGCAAACCTTCACGTTCAGCGCGGATTGCGTTGATCTCTCCGGGGCAAAGCCTTCGTAGCTAGGCCTTCCGAACAGACGCCACAGAAAGTCGATAAGCGTCGTCTTCCCGCTTCCCGGCTCGCCGGTGATTTGCAGGATCGGGAACGATCCATGGCGGGCGCGGATGTCTTCTGCTACGAGGCTGCCTAGCCAGAAAGCGAGCGCGGCTACGCCATCGGGTCCGAAGCACAGCCACAGCGGCCGTATCCATGTGGCCGGGTCGTGGGTTGTCTTATCGTGCATGGTTGGTCGCCTTTGCATGCGGGTTACGAATTGCCGCGGGATGCGGCGGTTTGAAACACCCAGCACTTCACGGTCAGCGACCGTTCGTCGTTGGGCGGGCAATTGGATTTGTTCCAGGCCGCGTTGAGCGCGGAATTGACGGGCCGGTAGTTGACGAACTTGCGCACGCGGCTGGTGCGCAGGGCCTTCTTGAGTTGGGCGATGTCCGGTAGCTGCTGCCGCGCTTCGGCGGCAACCTTGATGTAGTGCGGCAGGCTGATGGAGATGGTGTCTCCGCCGCGTGAGTGGTTGAGCCGGTTGTCGCCGTCGAGGAAGTCGTAGGTCTCCCAGAACTCCTGGACGATGGGATGGTCCGCGTTGATGGCCTCCTGGCGCTCGGCCGTCATCTCCTCGATGAAGGACTGGGTCTCTTGCAGGTCTGCCTTGCTGAGCGGGATCACGCACACCAGCGCGTCGACCAGCGAGGCAAGCATCGCGTGGTTCTTCACGATGCGCAGGTTGCGCACGCCCGGCACGTTGAGCAGGCGCTTCTCGTGATGCTGGAGCCTGTCCTCGAACATGCCCAGGACGTCCTTCTCGGCCGTCGTCGCCTTGAGGACGAAGCCCGACAGCTTGTCGACGCCGATCTGCCCGAGCGCGTCTGCCGCGGCCTTGGAATCCGGCGTGTGCGACGCCAGGTCGAAGCCGATATGGCAAATGCGCTGCATGATCGCGTCCGAGGCCATCACCGGCGCGTTCTGGCTGATCACCAGGGCGCCGCGGAAGGGCGGCTCGTAGGTCTCGTTGCCGCTGTTCTTCACGCCGCGGCTATAGACGCTGCGGCCGTTGTAGAGCGGCTTGAGCTCGTCCCAATCGAAGCCCTTCTGCTTGGCGCGGTCCTCGTCGGTGCGGTCGCCCTCGATCAGCACCACGGGAAGGTTGGACACCTGGCTGAAGTTGCGCGCGCGCGCGGCCATCGTCGACTTGCTCGGGTCGAAGCCCTCGTAGTCGGAGCGGCCGCACAGGCGCCAGAGGAATTCGATCAGCGTCGACTTGCCGGCGCCGGGCTCGCCGACGAGCTCGATGAAGGGGAAGGACTTGTGCCGCTGGCGGATCTGCTCGGCGAAGAGGCTGCCCAGCCAGAAGGCAAGGGCGGCGATTCCCTTGTGGTGGTAGCACTGCCAGAGCAGGCCGACCCACTCGGTGCCGAACTCCTTCAGATCGGAATTGATCGCGAGGTCGACGGAACGGTTGAGGCTCTTGATGGACAGCCTGCCGATGTCGAAGAAGTCCTCGTCGTTGAGCGGGACCGTCTTGCCGTCCTTGACGGCGACGTCGTTGAAGACCCAGGTGCCGTGGTCGCGGCTGTAGCCGATGAAGTCGACGGTCTCGACGGTCTTGATGCGCGCGAGCCAGCGCTTGAGCATGGCGTCGAGCTGTCCGGCGTTGCCGGTGAAGACGGCGCCGGCGGCGATGCCGAGCAGGCGCTTCTTGAATTCGGAGGCGGACGACAGCTGCGCGCCGGTGAAGGTGTTGTTCACCGAGGGGCCGTCGTGCGGGAAGTCGATGCGGAAGTAGTACCAGCTCTCGTCGGTGAGCGCGTTCGCCTGGTAGTAGAGCGCCGTGGGGTAGCAGTTGGCGATCTCGGTGACGCTGTTCGACTCGGCCAGCGCCAGGTCGCGCTTCTCTTCGTCCGTCTTGGTCTTGTCGTCGTTGTACTGCTCGCGGACCTTGGAATATTTCTCCATGTCCAGCTTGAACCAGAACAGCCGGCTGTCGAACTCGAAACTGAAGGCGTTCCAGCCGTTGCGCTTGTACATCAGCAGCGCCTTTTCCTGCGCGCTGGCGGCCAGCAGGATGGAGCCCTGGTAGCGGTACTCGTCGAGGTGCTTCTTCTCGAGGCGCCCGCGCTGGTGCATGTCGTTCCAGTCGGGTTCCTTCTTGCCCTCCATCGGGATCATCGCCGCCGAGGCTTCCCAGCCGTCCTCGACGCTGCGCTGGTGGAACTTGCGCGAGGCGCTGCGGCCGGCGCGACCGCCGTCGAACGCCCACACCAGTTTCGGCCGCGGCTTGTCTTCGGCAAGGCAGCGCTCGGCCAGCGCCTTCAGCGCGGCGGCCGGGTAGTTGACGCTGCTCATCGCCGAGGCGGCGGGGATGTCGTGATGCAGGAGCGCGATCGAGTCGAAGATGCCCTCGACGATCCACAGCTCCTCCGGGATCTCGGTGATGGACGGCGGCAGCCACCAGGAGCCGCCGTACTGGCCGCGGAAGTTGGCCTTCCGGTCGAAGCGCTCCGGCCGGTCGATCAGGCGTTCCCACCACACGGCGTCGGTGAGCTGGAAGCGCACGGTCGCGGTGCCGGCCTTGCGCTCTCCGTCGTAGTAGCTTTCCTGCTTGTACCAGCCGGCAATCTTGGCGAGATCGAAACCGCGGGCGCTGCGCAGGTAGGCGTCGGCCGAGGCGTTCGGGACTTCAGGCGTTGGCTTGTAGCGGTCGGACCAACTCGCGAAGAGGTCGGAATAGATCTCTTTGACGTGGTACTCGACGCCGCACTTGTTGGCTCGGGCGCAGCGCAGCACCCAGGGATGCTCGGCGTTGGTGAACATCTCCTTCTTGCCGCAGGCGGGGCACTTGCCCTTGCGCAGCCAGTTGCCCGCGGCCTTGAAGCCATAGTCGGCTTCGAGGCGTGAAACGATGTCGGCGTGTAGTCGTTGGTCCATCAGATTTCAGGCAAAAAAAGTCCTCGCACGCCCGGATGGGCATGTCGTTGTCGTTCGGTGTTGGAAGGGCGCCGAGCTGCGCTTAGCTGGTATTCACGGCCATCGCACGGGGATGCGGCGGTTCTTCGAGCGTGAGGCCGAGTTGCGCGCCTTCAGGCAGCTTCGCGGCGGGCGATCTCGGCGACAGCGGGATGTAGACCTTCGGGTTCGGCGTCATCGACGGCGCGATGGTGCGCACGGCGGCCGTGTGGGCGACCCAGGTGTGGGCGCATTCGACGTTCTGGCACTGCAGCTGCTGCTCCAGCACCGTCTCGCTCATGGCGCGGCTGGTGCGGATGATCGCGGCGGTGCCGCAGTGCGGGCACTTGATGCGCATCGTCATGGCTTGGCTCCGGGGCAGCCGCGGCGGCGAACGATCCGGCCCATCAGCGATCGAGCGCGGTTGAATGCGGCCATGGCGACCGACAGCTTCGCCTTCGCCGCCTCCGGCTCGCCGGGATCGACGCCGTCGAGCAGCTTCGACATATGCACCTGGGCCTCGGTGCCGGTTCTCAGCACGTCCTGGAAGTGCATGACGACGACGGTCTTGTCGTCGCCGGCGCCCGGGTCCATGCCGATGAACGTCGCTTCCTCGCGAGCACCGAGGCCTACCGGCTCCAGCAGCTCGTCGACCAGCGCGATACGGCGGTCCATCGGTAGCGCGGCGAGGATCGAGAGCAGGAAGTTGACCGGCAGCAGGTTGCGGTCCTTGGTCGTGTCGTCGAGCCAGCGGAAGATGCGGTCGGCGTTGACGCGCTGGCGCTCAAAGGTGTCGCGCGTCGGCGGGTCGAAGGCGATGCTGCTGACGCGATCGAAGCCGAGGCGCTCGTGCGTCTCGACGATGGTCTGCGCCGTCGTCTCGCGGCTCCAGCTGTTGGAGCGGCGCCAGGATTCGATGTGGTCGCGGATGATGCCGATGGCGGTGAGGTCGATTGTCATGCTGGGCACCCGAACGCTTGGGGGAACATCGCGGTCTCGTAATCGGCGATGCGAGCTGCCCACTTCCATGTCGGGTCTTCGCCGTTGTCGTAGGCGCTCTGATGAGCGGGCTCATTGAGCATGTCGGCGAGCAGCTGCATTTCGCTGCGCGACGCATTGCTCGCGGTGATGCTGTAGCCGGTGCGACGATGCGTTGCGCTGCTGCGGTCGACGAGCTCGCCGCGGGTGTTGATGAAGAAGCGCTTCGTCTGGCTGGTTTCGTGCGTCGCGTGCTGCATGTTTTTGTTGTCTCCCTTGGCTACGCTTACCGAGAAGATGAGCGGGGAGCGGAGGAACGACCCCCGCTCCCGCGCGTAACCCGCTTTCGCGGGACCGGCTTTGTGGCCGGCTGAGGAGAAGACGGATAGAGGATGGACTTGCCGAGCAGATAGCACTTACGGCCGTGGGCCGACTTGGACATGCCCTCTTGGGCGGCGATGCGCTCTGCATCAGCCAGCTCGTCCTGCGTAAGCCGGAGGGCGATCGGCTTTTCTTTTACCAGTCTCGCGGGCTTGCGAGAGGCGTCCTGCTGTGTCATGTTTCGGGCTTCGGTAAGGTGTTACACAATTCTAGGTAGTCGTTTGACTACTTGTCAAGGGGTTATTTGTCGAATGACGACCATTGGGCACCGGCTCAAGGAAGAGCGCATCCTCCGGAACATGAGCCAGGAGGCGTTCGGCGGCGTCGGCGGCGTGGGGAAGCACGCCCAAATCAACTACGAAAAGGACGAAAGGTCCCCGGATGTCGACTACCTCGCGCGCATCGCGGGAATAGGTGTCGATGTTCTTTACGTTGTTACCGGACACCGGGCGCCGTTTGCTGCCGAGCAGCAGCGCGCGGACTATGTGACCCCGGCGAGGCAACTGGCCGGCGACATCGCTGCGATGGCTCTGTCGCAGGCGGATGCCGATCTGCTGCTTTCCTTTGCGAAAAGGCTCGACAGCAACGCGGTGGAAGATTCACGCGGGCGGACCAGAATGGAGATGCCGGCGACTGCGGACAATGCCAAGGCGCCCCACGAGGTCAAGCGGCGCCGCGACTCTGGTACCAGCGGACAGAAGAAGTCCGCCTAATTCCCTACAGCCAGCGTATATATTTGGTCCTATGCGGATGGTAGTATGTTCCGCATGCGACTGCGGCTCCTTCCGTTCCTGCTGCGATTCCTGCTCCGGCCCCTGAGAATGGCTGGCGGCATCGCTCGCACCAGGCTGCCGCTTCCCGCCGAGCCCAACGAATCCGCTCCGCCTCCCATCTTCCGGTACCGTGGCACAAACGATTGAGACAGGACCGGTCCAGGTCCAGCGTTACGCACAGGAACTGTCCGACGACGCAAGAAAAGGCGAAGTGCGCGGCGTCCTCTGCTTCGAGGACCGCGGCGACTCCGTAGGCGTGGCCGAGGTCGGCGCCTGCAATCCCCTCTCGTCCCGCATGCTGCTTGGCCTGGCGCGCTTCGTCCTGCGGGAGATCATCGGGCATCGATAGGGCGAGTGTTACACTATGACGCATCGATATGGGGTGACCGATGCTCAGAATCTTATGCGTGATTGCGGCTGTGGCGCTTGCCTCCGGGTGCGCCGAGGAAAAGAAGCCCGGTGTCGTCGTCGTCACGGCAGCTGAGTACGGTGACAAGTGGCCGTTGAATACGGCGGATGCGAGACTCGGCTGCACCCCACCGTCAACGGCGTACATTGAGGCGAACGGAAAGCGCTATGCCCTCAACGGCAAGGCGCTGCGAGACGGATTGCCACGACCCGATGAGATTCGCAGGGACGTCAACAACGTGTTCATGGCCGACTTTACGGAAAGGGCGATGCAGCTTTGCCTGGACCAGCGAAAGTGATCAGAGCGTTCATCGTCGGATCTGTCGCAGCGCTGCTGTCAACGTCCACCGTTGCCGCCTATCACCCGAAGAACAAGCCATGCACCGGAAAGAAGCTCGGCATCTCGCACTGCGTGGGTCGGCAGTTCATCTGCCGTGATGGATCGGTGAGCCAGTCAAAGAAGGACTGCCGCGTGTTCCTGGGCCTGGCGCCGAAGCCTACCCCGGTATCTCCGTCGCCCTGACCTCGAGCTCGATCTGCGTCGTGTAGCCGGCGTCGGTGACGTTGTGCACGATCCGGCATCCCAGCCAGTCGGTGTTATCGATCGCGGGCTTCCAGCCGCGCACGGTGGCGGGCGTCTCGGGGATGATCTCGGGGCGGCCGAGCGCCAGCGTGATTGAGAAGGTGGCGACGCCGCGCTGCAGGCGGCGCCACTCGGCCCGGGCGCCGCGGCGGGCGTTTTCCTTCGAGGCGTAGACGTGCCGCAGCGTCTTGATGTTGTCGGCGCTGCCGTCGAGCGCCACCTGGGGCCCGGACCTCGCGCGCTCGGCTTCGGCGTCGTGGGTGGCCAGGCGTGAGGCGCTGCGCTGCTTCTTGTCGTCATCGGCGCGGCCGTAGGTCACTTCGCCCTGGACCTTGAGATTGCGATCGTCGTAGGCCACTTCGACGCCGGCATAGTGCTCGCGGAAGTTCTTGTCTTTCGACAGCCGCTTCCATTCCTTGTGGGCGTAGCGCAGGGCGGCTGCGCGGCTCTTGGCGGGCCGGCTTCCCACGGCCTTGTAGGCATCCTTCGCCTCGGGCGTCGGCGCAGCCACGGGCGTGTGACGCTGGGTCTCGGCGGTGTCTTCGGTTTTGCCCCAGAGCACTTCGCCCTTCTCTGCCTTGCCAATGTCGTTGTAGGTGGCGCGCACGCCGGTGTAGCTGTCGCGGTCGGCGATCTGGAAGTTGTGCTGGTCGCCGTCCTTGCGCTCGATGACGATGGGCTCGAAGGCCTTGCCGCTGGCGCTGGCGCCGGCGCCGGCATGGACGAACAGCAGGCGGCCGTTCTTCACGGTAGCGATGGCGTCGAACATGCGCGCCATGCGCGTGAGCAGGTTGACCGCCGATTCGTTGGTCTGGTCGATGTGGTCGATGGCCTGGGTATCGAGCGCCGGCGAGACCACCGCCACCAGCCCGTTCTCGTCGGCGATGGTGCGGACGATGTCGCCGACCGTGACGTCGTGGAACGAGCGCTCGCGCTGGGTGGTGAGCCCGGAGCGCAGATCCGCGCTGCGCGCGCGGATGGTGAGCTGGTCGGGCGCGCCGCTGTGCTGGATCTCGTCGACGGTGTACGTGCCCTTGTCCACCAGCGTCTTCTTGCCATCCGCCGACCAGCCGAGCGACAGGGCGATGACGGCGCCCTTGGGCGGCAGATCAAGCAGGCCGTCGCTGTCGTCCAGGACGATATCGAGCTGGTCGGCCTCGAAGCCCTTGTTGTCGGTGAGGGTCAGGCTGGAGAGACGGTCGGCGACGTCGGCGGTGATGTCGTTGCCGTCGACGGTGAGCGTCCAGGCCGGGCTGGCGTAGGACGTCATATGAGCGCCATCAGGTCCTTGGTGATTTCGCCGAGCATGTCGATGTCGTCATCGTCGACGCGCGAGAGCTTGAGGCTGAAGTCGATCTTTCGCGCGCTGCCGTCCGTGAAGAAGATGCTCGCGGTTTCGGAGATGTCCTCGATGACGTAATGCCCGTAGAAGGTGCCGTCGCCCTGCAGCAGCGTCCAGGCCTTGCCGGTGTCGGCCATGGCGGAGAGCAGTGCGATCGACACCTTGCCGCCGGTGATCTCGGGATAGAGCGTGGCGGATAGCGTGATGGTGTCGTCGCCCGGGCCGGTGAATTGCCGCGCCGGCCGGCGACCGACGCGCGAGGCTGAAGGGTGGCGCCATTGGCGCTGGCGCTGCAGCTGCTGGTAGGGGATGGTCTTGATGCCGAAGACGAAGAGGCCCAGGGCCATCATCAGCGACATCTGCGGCAGGGCGGTGCGCGCCAGGCTGACGGCAGCCGAGACGGCGGCATTGCCGACCACCTTGCCGAGTCGATCGCCGATGATGTCCTTGACGCTGATCATCGCTACTCGCTATCGGCGAGGCGGCTGCGGCCGCGTGCGGCGCGCTGGCCTTCGAGCTGCTGCAGCTGGCGCGCGACTTCGCGGCCGATCTCTTCGGGCGACTGCCCGGGCTGCGGATAGATGTTGATGGTGACCTGCATCGGCGCCATGGAAGACATTGCGGCCATGGCCGGGCGGGCATCGATGCTCGGCAGCTCGCCGGCGAGCGCAGAGCCGCCGACCAGCATGCCGGCACCGATCGCGGTGATGCGCTTTGCCGTGTCCATGATGGCGCCCAGCGGGCCATCCTTGCCGCCGAGGATGCCCTGCTCGAGGCCTTCCATGGTGTAGCTGCCGATCTGGGCGAAAACGCGCGAGGGTGACTTGATCCCGAGCGCCGACTTGGCCGCGGCCACCACGTTCCCGGCGATCTCTTTGACCTTCGAGTAGAGGCCGCCGCTCAAGAGATCGAGGCCGGCTTCGAAGCCCGCCAGGATCCACCCGCCGATCTTGCTCCATTCGCCGTTCTTGAACGCCTGGATGACGTCGAAGACGAAGCCGCCGAGGTTGGTCTTGTAGCCGGCGATGCGCGACACCAGGGCGCTTAGCTTTTCGTCGAGCAGGGTGCCTATCGCGTAGCCCACGGCGAAGGCACTGCCGATCATGAGGACGGGGCGCAGCAGCGCCCAGACGCCCGCCGCGGCCGCGCTGCCGGAAACGCCGATCGCCGCGAGGCCGAACTTCATCATCACGAGCGGCGCAAGGATCGCCGAGGCTGCGATCAGCAGGCCGCCGAGCGCGAGCACCAGCATTCCGGCCCACTTCACCAGGTGCATCAGCGCGGCGGATAGGCCTGGGTTCTCCTTCGCCCAGCGCTGCGTGGCCTCGGCCACTCTGCCCAGCCATTCGGCCGTGGCGTGCAGCTCGGGCGCGATGGATTCTCCGAAGGCGACGAGCGCGTTGGTGAAGGTTCCGGTGGCGGCGTCCCACAGGTTCTTCAAGGTCTTGAGCTGCAGGTTCACGCGCTCCTGGATGTTGGCCTGCGCTTCCATCTTGGCCTGCACCTGGCGGTAGCCGTCCGCGCCCTTCTCGATCATGATCGTGAGGGCCTGGAGCGTCTCGGCGTCGTCGCCGAAAATCTTCCTAAGGACGGCCAGGCGCCGCTGGGTGTCGACGCCCTTGAGCCGCTCGAGCTGCGTGTACATATTCTCCAGGCCGCCGAACTCGCCCTTGCCGTTGCTGAAGTCGAGCTTGATGCCGGTACCGGAGAGCGCCGCGTTTGCCTTCGCGACCTTCTTCGCATCGAGCGACATCTGGAAGATCTTGCGATAGGCGTTGCCGGCCGCTTCGCCGACCATGCCGGACTGATCCGCCATCACCAGGAGCGGGGCGAGCGCCTTGGCGGCGGCCAGGCCTTCGGTGCGCAGGATGGAGAGCGCCGGCGAGAGCTTGGCGAAGCCCTGCAGCATGTTGTTCTGATCGACGCCGAGGTAGTAGGTCTTCTGGATCGTGTCCATCAGGCCCATCATTTCCTTGTCGGTGGCGCGCGTGGCGTCCTGCAGCTTGCTGGCGAACTCGGCCGCGGCCGTGGGCGCCATCTTGAGCTGCACCGCGAGGTAGGCGGTGGCTTCACCCAGGCCGCCGAGCAGCGCCTTCACCGGCATGCCCTGGCGCAGGAGCATCGTCATCATGTCCTGGTAGTCGCTGGTGGTGCCTGGCAGGCGGTTGCCGAGCCTCTCGGCGAGGTCGTTGATCTCCTGGAACTGCTCGTGGATCTTGCCGCCGCTCGTCATGAGCGCGACCTTGAGCTGCGTGGCGGAGTCTTCGGCCTTGGCGTACGCGATGACGGGTATGGCCGCTGCGGCGTTGATGGCGGTGCCGGCCATCAGCGCCTTGGTGCCCGCGCCGGAGAGCTTTCCGGCCGTCGCCATCGACTTGTCGTAGTTCGCCCGGGCGGCGTGCATCCTGGCCAGCGTTTTGTTCTGCGCCTCGAGCGCGACGGAGAGCTTCTGCACCGACCCCGCGGCGGCGATCTGGCGCGTGGCTAGATCCCGGCTGTGGTTGGCCAGGTTGCGGGTGTCGATGCCGCCGGCCTTCATCTGCGCGAAGAGGGCCTGCTGGCGATCCATCAGGCCCGCGTGGCGGCGCTTGAGATCGTCGGCTTCCTTGCCTGCCTCGGCGAGCGCGCGCGTCATGGCCTTGGTGGGAACCCCGACCTTACCCATCTCTTCCTTGAGCAGGCGGACGCGCTCCTGGGCGGCCTTGAACATGTTGGCCGTGATGGCCGCGGCCTTGTCGGCTTCCTTGAAGGCGGCGATGTTGGCCTGCTGCTTCTGCAGCGCCTTGAGCTCGTCCTTGGCGGCACGCAGCGCGCGGGCGGCGTCGCCGCTGCCCTTCGCGATCGTCTTGAACGGTCCGGTGACCTTGTCGATCGCCGAGAGCAGCACCTCGAGCTTGAGCTTTTCGGTGCTCACTCTTCAACTCCGCTGCGCTTGCGGGCTTCTTCGCGCCACATCGCCAGATCTTCGATCGGCATGGTGTCGTAGATCTCGGGCGGCCAGTGGAAGATGGCGGCGACGTCCGCGATGGCGGACTCTACGCGGTCGGGGATTGGGTGTCGCCCAGGGCCGCCTTCGGCAGCAAAAAACTGGCGACGGTGCCTCCCAGCTGCGTGAGGTCGGCGGGGTCCATGGCGGCGACTTCCGCCTCGGTGAGCGTGGGGCTGCTGACGCGCGGAATCACCTTGATGAGCGTTCCGACGTCCATCTGCAGCAGTTCGGTGAGGCTGGTGCCGCGCAGCTCGCCCGCGGTCGGCTTGCGCAGCGTGACTTCGGTGATATTGGTATCGCCGCGAAAGAGCGGCGTGTCGAGGGGGATGGTCTTCGTTTGCATGGTCGTCTCCAGGATCTTCAGCAGGCCGCCTCATGAACGGCGGCGGCCTTTGAGCGCTTCCGCCCTGGTAGCCGTCTCCCAGGGCCTTGTCGGCGGCGGGGTGGTGTTCGTTACGCCAGGCCGATGGCCTTGCGCTGGGCGGCGAGCATGTCGGTGCCGTCGACCTTCTCGATGAAGTTGAGCAGGTCGATCTCGATGACTTCCTTGCCGTCGATCGAGAGCTTGTAGTAGCTCAGCGTGCTCTTGACGGTGGTCTTGCCCTTGTCGCCGGCCTTGGCGTCGCCCGGGTCGATCTCCTCGTGGCGACCGCGCACGACGATCTCGACGGCCTGCACGGCGGCGGTGTCGTCGCGCTGGTAGGCGCCGGCGAAGCGCAGCATCACGCCGTCGACCTTGGCCTTGGCGTACTGGACGAGCACGCCCTTGTCGATGCCGGCGCAGGTGAATTCCATCTCGAGGCCTTCCTGGCCGAGATCCACCTTCACCGGGCCGTTCATGCCGCCGGCGCGCAGCTCGTCCATCTTGCGCTTGAGCTTCGGGAGCTTCACCTCGTCGGCGATGCCCATGTAGGACTGGCCGTCGTTGAAGATGTTGAAATTCTTGAGGACGCTGGGAAGCATTTCGGTTCTCCTGGGTTACTTGCCGATGGTTACTTGCCGATGGTTACTTGCCGATGGACGACGCGAAGTCAGCCAGGTAGCGGTCGGTGATCTTCTGGATGAACTGCAGGTTCTCCAGCGGCGGGACGGGCGTGTAGTCGTAGTCGATGTACAGCTTGCCGGCCTTGAGCGTGGTGACGCTGTTCACGTCGGGGTCGTACCATGCCTGCCCGTCGATGATGTAGCCCAGGGCCTTCAGCTCGCGGAACTTGGCGTTGACACCTTCGATGATGTCCTTGGTGAGGCTGGGCGTGAGGGGCTTGTCGACCGCCCACATGTGCGCATCGGCGATCGTGTCGGCCAGCACCTGGGCGGTGCGCGTGTAGTTCTCGAAGGCGAAGAGCGGGTCGATCGTGCAAGTGCGCGAGCCCCAGAAGCGGAAGCCCTCCTCGCGGATCAGCGTGGTGATCTCGTTTTGGTTGAGATAGCCGGCGTCTGTGGCGGGGTCCTGGAGATCCCAGAACACGTCCTTGCTGATGCCGGTGACGCCGTTGACGGGGATGTTGGAGATCGTCTTGTGCCAGCCGATCTGCTCGTCGAGCTTGGCGCGCAGGCCGAGCGCCTTGGCGGTGGCCCAGACGGTCGCGTCGCCGTTGAGGAACTCGGGCCACAGCACCATGATTTCGCGCTGGCCGAAGTTCTCGCGATAGGTGTTGGCCTCTTCCTTCGTGGCGGCGCCGTGCGCGTCGACGTAGGCGAAGGCGCGAAGCTGCTGCGCGATGCCGGCGAGCGCCGTGGCGACGGTGAGCGTATCGAGGCCGGGGCAGGCGAGGATGCGTGGCTTGACGCCGAGCTTCGCCTTGGCGGTGAGCAGGGCCTTCATGCCGGTGTAGGCGCCGCCGGCGGTGACGGTGCCGATGACGTTTTCGCTGGTGGCCGCGGCGTCCTGTCCTTCGGCCACGCGGACGATGACGCACATGGCGTTGCCCTCGTCGGCGATCGCCTTGAGTACCTTGCTCAGCGTGCCCTGGACGCCTGCCTTTCCGATGGCGGCGTTGATGCTGGTGACAAGCACCGGCGTGTCGAGCGGAAAGACGGTGACATCGGCATCGGACGCGGTGGCGACGAAGCCGATGACGGCGGTGGATACGACGCGAATCGGTCGGACGCCGTCGCTCGCTTCGACGACGCGTACGCCATGGTGGTAGTCAGTGGGCATGGTGGCCTCCGGTCAGTAAGTGGTGCGATGATGGACGACGCGCGCGCGGGGCGGGCGTGTGGGTGGGTGTAGTGGCGCGGCGTACAGCGGACATCAGTGGTCGCCTTCGCGCCAGCCGCTGGCCTGGCAGAGGTTCGGTCCATTCACGCCGGCGGCGGCCGAGGCATCGGACTGGATGCGCAGCAGGATCCCGAAGCGCCCGTTCAGCTTCCAGCCGAGCCCGGCCTGGAGGAATGCGCGGCGGCAGCCAGCGCCGCACCAGCGCACATGAACGAAAAGCCCAACAGGGACAAGCCAGCCAGTGAGCGCGAAGAGAGCGCCCCACGCCAGCAGCAGACCGAGCACGCCGCCGGGAAACAGGAGCCGGGCATACACCAGGCCATTGCGGAACAGGCTGCGTGTCTGGCAGCCGTCGCCGATGCGGATCGTGAGTCGCCCCAGGTCCGGCCGGGCGGAGGATAGAGGATTAGCCCCATACTCGACCTCCGCGATTGGCTTGACGCTGGACTCGTCCAGCAGGAACGGCCAGCGGTTGAGCGCGAGCTCGTCGAGGGCGTCGTTGTGCTCTGAAGTCATGACGGCGTGTATATATCCGGCCACCCGGTAGAGAAGTCGTAGGAGGACGGATCTTCCGATTGCTCCATAGCGGCCTTGTGCGTTTCAGCCGTGGCGAATGCAGCCGCGTCGAGGTCGCCTATTGCCGCGACGATGTCGAACGCGTGCTTCACCGTGAGATAGATGAACGATCCGTCCATCGTTTTCCAGCGCACATCATGGCCGAGCTTCTGCAGGCTAGTGCTGTCAGGCTGTCCGTCCGCGATGAGGTCGCGCGCGTGGTCCTTGAGGCCAAGGTGCTGGATGCGGGAGTCTGTGTCGGTGTGGTACCACTTCGTTCCGACCTTGACGCCTCCGACCTTGATGGATTCGCGCTGCGCCTTGATCTTTTCCCATTTATCGGCACGGATCTGACCGGGCGATTGCAACGGCAGCGTCTCTGAAAATACCTCGCCAGGGCCGACTTCATTATCGCCATTGACGGCGCGCCAGCCCTTTCCATCTTCTCTGATAGCGTAGCTCACAGGTTGTCCTCCCATCCAAATACCGCAAGCTGATTGGTGCCGCTTCCGGTTGCTGCGACATAGACGTTCGCGGATTCGAGATAGAACCGGGCGAGTTGATTAACGACGTAACCTGCCGTGGGGTTCGGGCAACAAGCTACAGGCGGCGGGTTGGTCGCACTTGTCAATCCCCCATAGGAATTGTTGGGGGCCACCATCGCCGACGAATTCCCGTTAACGCCAAGCGACAACACCGCAGCACTTGCGGTGGCTGGGACTACAGCAGACAGAGAAACCGCCGTCCACGTCGGCGTCGACACATTGCCTGTATTCCCCGATTGAATAACAGGAAGCGCAAGCAAATTGCTACCGGCGGTCGGCACATATTGAACGCTCCGCCCGAACTGCTTGAACGACAGCGGGTGCTTATTGGCTGTGCCATCCGTGCGAAATGCACCAATGCGTGCAAACTTCGTATATCCGCCCGAAAGGATAGGAGCCGTGCTATTGAGAGACGCGATGCATGCTTGTGTGCCGTCCGCCTTCGTGATCCCGAATGCGTAATACCACGTGTTCGCTGCCACCGCCCCCGTATCAAGGCCTCCAGCGCCTGCGGTCGTCATGGTGATGGTCTTGTTCCATGCGCGCGTCGTCTGATAGTTTCCGGCCCCATCTCCCGTCGTCAGCTCGTCGATCGAGTAGGAGACGACTGCGCTTGTTCCTGTAGCTGCCCCGGCGAGATTCCTGAATGATCCCTGTATGCCAGCGGCTGCTGCGATAGCTGCGATGGCCGCTTGAATGAATGCCGTGGTCGCGAGTTGAGTCGTGTTTGTTCCAGGATCCGCCGTAGGAGCGGTTGGAACGCCGGTAAGCGCTGGTGACGCGAGAGGAGCCTTCTGTCCTAGTGCAGCCGTCACCGTCGCGGCGAAGTTCGGGTCGTCGCCGAGCGCCGTCGCCAACTCGTTGAGCGTGTTGAGTGTCGCCGGAGAAGAATCCACCAGGGCAGCGACGGCGGAAGCGACGTCGGCCGGAGAGGTGGCGCCCAGCGTGGCGCGTGCCGCGGCGGCATCGGCGGCGCCGAACAGGCCGCGAATGTAGGCGGTAAGCGGCGTCAGGGCGACGGTGTCGGGGCCGGTGAAGTAGATCGTCTTGTCGGCGGAAGTGACGAGGGCGGCGAGCGCGGTGAGGAGCGCGTCGACGGGTTGCTTGTCGGTGCCGAGCGCGAGGACGAGCGTCTTGAGCAGGTTGATCCGGGCGAGGAGTTTCTTGGCCTGGAGGTTGTCGATGCCATCGGGGCCGCCTTCGACGACGTCATCGGTCTCGAGCTGATAGATACCTTCGATCCAGTTGTTGAGTTCATCGAGTGCGGCGGAGGTTTCCGGGAGATTGGACATGTTGGCTCCTAGGTAATGCTGGTGTTGACGACGCCGCGCGTGTAGTTGCCATCTCTCAGCACGAGGCCGTTTCGGCGGATGGCGGCCTGCGAGTAGTCGATGGCGAGCAGCTCGATGCAGTTTCTCTGCACGGCTGCGAGCAGGCGCTTGATCTGGAATGCCTGGTCGATGGTGACGGGGCGCTTGAGGATGACGCGATAGGTCGCCCAGCCGGCGAGCCCTCTGCGGCGGTGCACGCCGTTCCTGATCGCTACCCCGTTGCGCCTGATGCAGTCGGCGCGCTCGAGGATCTCGGCGTCCGGCTGCCCGAGGGATGCCAGCGCGGTGCGCACCGAAAACGGCGTGCCCTTCTTCTTGTGGATCTGGCGCGCGGCGGCGATGACGGCGCGCTTCTTGTCGATCGACCAGTCGTGGTCCCACTCGTCGACCGACAGCGCCCAGGCGAGGAACGGCAGCACGGCGGGTGGGCAGGTGGCGGCGTTCCAGAGGCTCGGCACGATCTTGGGCGGATTGAACCGGCCGATGGCGAGCGAGGCGGCGCGCTCGAGCGGCGTCGAGTTGCGCGGCAGCAGGTGGCTCACGCTTCGACTCCTGCGATGGTGACGGTGATGCCGGTGCAGTATGGCGCCTGGCCGGGGCCACAGACGACGTCGGCGGCCGGGCTATTTTTGATGACCTTCTTGACGCCGGTCTGGTGCGCGGCCGCGTCGATGGCGGTATCGATGACGTCGCCGTCGCACCGGTGCTGTGCGGCAGCGAGTTTGGCCAGCGCCGTCTGCGCGGCCTGCAGGACGATCTCGCCGGAGGGGCCGGGGTACAGGATCAGCGAGACGTCGATCGTGTAGTTCACCACTTCCGCCGGGCTGACGATCACCTCTTCGGAGAGCGGCCGGATGGACTCGTCATTGAGCGCCGCGGCGACGACGTCGAGCAGCGCCTGGTCGGGTACGCCGGATCCGGTGCGCGACAGGATGAATACTTCGGTGGTTCCGCCGTGCGGGCTGGTGACCGAGGCGCTTTTTACCTGTCCGGAGGCCGACAAGGCGTGGAACAGATAGGCGCCGGTCGGGCCGGCGACGGAATAGGACTCGGGCTTCAACGCCAGGCGCGTGCGGAAGTCGGCGTCGAGTTCATACACCGCTGCGACGGGCGGGACGGCGAGCGGATCAGCCGGGGTGATGACGAGCCGCTCTTCGCCGTCGTAGTAGGTGATGCCGATGTGGTCGAGATCCGTTCCGGTGGAATGGGCCAGCAGCAGGGCGCGCGCTTCGTCGTTGTAACGCGCGCGCAGGACGGTCTCGCGGTAGGCGGCGACTTCGAGCAGCTTGACGATGGGCTCGGACTCGAGGTCGATGGTGTCGGCGGCGGCCGGGTAGCGGGCGACGAAGTCGGCCTTGTACTCGGCAATCAGCGCTTCGAGCGACAGCGTATCGATGACTTCCGGCGCGGGCAGCAGGGAAAGGTCGATCGTCATGAGGCTCGTACCGCCATGCTCACGGCTTGCCCGGTGCGCGGGCCGTCGACGCGGACGGCTTCCATGTCGATCAGCGCGGTGCCGGTGTCGTCGACGTAGAAGTCGGCGCGGGTGATGCGGATACGACGCTCCCAGCGCGCGATGGCGCCCACGGATGCAGCCATCAGCCGCAGCCGCGTGGCGGGGTTGGCCGGGTGGTCGATGAGCTGCGGGATGAGCGAGCCATAGTCACGACGTGCGACGCGCGATCCCTGCGGCGTGGTGATGATGTCGCGCACGCTCTGGCGGATGTGGTCCATGTCGTCCAGCGCGCGGCCGGTGGTGGCGCTCATGCCTGACATCAGGCGATCTCCGGCGGAGATATCGGGTGGGACGTCCCGGCCACTTCTCCGATCTGCCAGGTGTTGACGCGATCGTGAAGCCATTCCTGCCCGTGTCCGTTGCACTCGAAGACGTAGCGTTCAGACGCGTAGATGTGGATCTTCTTTGCCTCGAGGCGAATTTCATCAGAGGCGACGACAGCGGCGGTCTTGATCCCGGTGGCGCTGAGCGCGCCGCTCTCATGGTTGTAGGTGATGCGCGCGCCGTCCGGGTAATCGACGACGTGCTCGTCCGGGTTGTCGCTCGGCGCGTCGAACTCGTCGCTGAAGATCGACGGCATGACGATGCCGTTGTCGAGGACGCCGCTGGGCGAGAGAATCATCACCTGCTCGCCGATGGTCGGCGGGTCCCAGGTGCGGGTGGCGCCGGCGCGGCCGACGCGCCACTTGAGCCAGTTGGTGTCAACGCCGCCGCTCTTCACACGCACGCGGCGCGCGCCGTGGTCGATGGCGAAGACGGTCCCGATCCGGATCAGGTTCTCGATTTGGCGGTTGAGTTCGGCGTTGGGCATGGTCGCCGCCACTATGCCGTCGCGCCCGCGCGTGACGGTGTCGCGGTCGTTGTCATGGTGCTCGCTACATCAGGACGCAGCGAGGTGCGCCAGCACGGCGTCCTCGATGTCGGCGACTTCGGCTTCGGTGAGGCCGAGCAGCTTGCGCTCGGGATACTTGATCTCGGGGCCGCCGCGCCGGTTGACGCGGTCGCGCAGGCCTTCCTGGTGCACTTGCGCCATGTGCTGCACCTGGGCGACGAAGGTGACGACGGCGGATTCCGGCGTGGCCTCGACCTTCATCCATTGACTGGTGCGCAGCTTGACGAACATCTGCCGGCGGACGAAGCCCTTCTTGCGGCGCAGGCGTGTCTTGCGCTCGGCGTAGGGCGTGCCGTCCGGGTTGAGCTGGCCGGCGATGCGTTTCGCCTGGCTGGCGCGCAGCCGGTCGGCGATGGTGCGGGCGAGCGTCCGACGCGCGGCGGGAAGGGTCGCCGAGATCAGCGCGGTGAGGCGCGTATCGAAGGCGGCCAGGTCGCTCACGGGACGATTTCAACGCCGGCGAACGGCGCGCCCCAGCCGGCTTCCTCGCTGGCGTCTCCTTCGAGATCCGCAGGGTTCGGTTCGGCGACGTGCGTGGCGGTGTAGATCCCGGCGTCTTCGGTGACGACGACGCGCTCGGTGAGGCCGTCGATCGAGAGCTCGACGTCGGCCTTCTCGTGGTCGATGAGCTCGGCCACGTAGCGGATGACGTTGTCGGACTTGTCGGGGTTGAGCAGCAGATCGGGCTGGTTCTGCTTGAGCCAGACGAGCAGGGGAATGATCAGGGTATCGACCTCGTCGGCGAAATCCTCGACCATGATCTTCGCTTCGAAGCGGTATTCGAACGACTGGCCGCCGTAGCGGCAGGCGAGCCCGCCCTTCTCGATGTAGACGTGCAGCTTGTCCGGGTTCTTCTTGAGGCTGGGGACCGTCTCGGCCAGGTGCTCGCGGATGGCGCGCAGCTTCTGCATGTCAGCGGCAGGCTTGAACGGCGGCTTCGAGCTCGATCTCGTAGCCCTTGCGCTGCAGGCGCTCGGCGCGCAGCGAGCGCATCTGCTCGTCGATGGAGGCGCCTATGGGCAGGGCGTCGACGGCGAAGGCGGGGCGCTGCGGCACCGGGGCGTCGCACTTCTCGGCGATGGGGACCTCGACGGTATAGACGACGGGCGCGGTGCCGGTGGTGACGCAGCCGGCGAGCGCGGCAGAGATCACCAGCAGGGTCATCAACTTATTCGCCGTCATCGCTTTCCCCTTTCGTCGCGGAGCTCGTCGTCGAAGGCGTCGCGCGCGAACTTGCACGGATCGGCGCCAGACGGTGGGCGCAGGCCGAGGATGATCTGCCCCTCGCGGAAGTAGTCGATCGCTACGCCATGGGCCTGTTTCGCTGCGGCGATGTCGCGCAGGCGTCGCTTCTCGGCGTCGTCGCGCAGGGCTTCGATGGCTGCGTTCTGGCTGGTGCTGGCCGCGACGCAGGTCTTGAGGGCCTGGTCGTTCTCGCCGGCCTTGCGGTTGGCCTCGGCGAGCTGCGGCTCGTAGTGGCGCGCGGCCAGCCAGGCGCCGCCGGCAGCGCCGACGATGACGAGCACAGCAGCAATGATGAGTTCCTTCATGCCGGGGCCTCGTCGGTGGTCGCGCCGGCGTGGCGCGCGTAGGCTTCGGCCAGCTTCTCGTCGTAGCGGTTGTCCTTGTAGGCCGGGCCGTTGTAGAGCTTGGCGACGTCGGCCCACTTGCAGGCCTTGAGCGCCTTGCACAGCGCCTTGTCCCCGGCAACGAACTTGACGAAGACGTCAAGCTGCTGCGCTTCTCCGGCCATCATCGCGTCGACGAAGGCGGCGACGTCGGCGAAGCCGCAGCCCTTCCAGTGGTAGCCCATGATCTGGAAGCGGCCCCAGCTCGCCGACTCGTCGGCGATGGTGGCGTCGATCTGGCGCGCGAGGGTGATGCGATACCACTCCTGCGCGCCGCCCTTGTACCCGCCGCGCTCGGGATTGACGAGGGCGGGAAACTTGGCAGCCAGCGCGTCCGCATCGTGGCCGGCGGCTTTGAGCCGCTTGTACATGACGTGGCGCTCGAAGAGGATCTTCGGACGACCATCGGAGAGGAAGCCGCCGCCCGGGGCTTCGACCTCGGTGATGGCGAGGATGGCCGCGGCTTCGACGCCGAGCTCTGCGGCGGCGCGCTCGATGTCGGCACGCGTGAGGCTACTGGACATGGCGGGTTCTCCTGATCAGGCGATAGACGCAGTTCTCGGCGGCCGAGGTGTGGAACAGCTCGACGACGTTGCCGCGCGCGGCGAAGATGGCGAGGGCCAGCACGGCGTGCAGGACGACGGCGGGCACGGTGGGCTCGGGCAGGTCGCCCATCGCAGCGCGCAGCGGCACGGCGCCGGCGGCGATGACGATGATGTAGGCGACCACGCCGGCGATCGGTCTATGCACGGCGCCCTGCCGGCTGAAGAAGATGACGCGCAGGCAGATCGCGGCGCAAATGAGGGCGTCGAGGGCGATCATCGCCGCATCCCCTTGATCATGTCGACGAGGCTGGCGGGGTCGTTGGCAATGATCCAGAGCAGCGTCTTGACGACGATGGCCGAGGCAATCAGCGAGCCGACGCCCAGGCTGACGGCAACCTTGTCGGGCAGCATCCAGGTGAGCAGCCCGGTGACCATGGGCGCGGCCAGCAGGCCGCCGCCGAAGGAAGGGAGGAAGAAGCCGAGCTTCTTGCGCGTGGACAATTCGTCGGACGACATGACGAACACGACGGCGCCGGAGAAGGCGCCGAGCACCATCGACGGATCCACGCCGGGCAGCATCGAGAGGATCGCCACGGGCAGGAGGCTGATGGCGAGGGGCAGGGTAGAGGTCGGTTCGGCCATGGTCAGTCCCAGAGTTGAACGAGTTTGGTCTGCGCCGTGGCCGGCGCGGAATCGGGAAGGTCGACGGACGTGCCCATGGGCAGCACCGGGCCGAGCGCGGCCAGGCCTGGGTTCGCCTCGAGGGCGGACTCGACGGCGCCGGCGGTGCGGCCGAGGTGCCGGAAGCAGAGGAGGTCGAGCGTGTCGCCCTGGTGTGCGGTGACGCGCATCAGATGAGTTCCACCACGGTGCGGGAGACGCCGAGGATGTCGCTGATCGCCCAGCGGCCGTCGCGACGCAGATCGTCGATCGGGTTGTCTAGCACGTCCGCCTTGCGGTCGCCGCGGGCGGTGGTGTCGAAGTCGCGGTAGCGCTCGACGAGGTTTGCCTTGGTGAAGCAGCCGACCGCGCGCAGGTAGCGGCGGACGTGGATCGAGGTGCCGCCGATCTGGTCGGCCGGGACATCGGAGAGCGTGGCATGGCCGGCGGCGATCTGCGTCGACTTCCAGGAGGAAAGCTCTTTGTTGACGCTGGCCATGGCTTCCATCAGGCATTCGGCCAGGCGCTCGGCGGTGATGGTGCCATCGATGCGCTGCGCAGCGCGGATGTCTTCCGGATCGATCGAGGGGAAGAACGGCGCGTTCTCGATCTCGGGTTCGTCGGCGACTACGGGAGGGGACGTGGCGGTGAAGGACATGGTGTCGAGGCGCGGATTACTAGCCCCACACTTCGCCGATGTTGCGCAGCGAAGCGCCGCGCTCTACCACCATGCAGTCGGGAAAAAGCTTCTGCGCATCTTCCAGACTCGCGGCAATGATGATGTTCTCGACCACGCCTTCGCGAATGATGATGAATTCCATATGGGTCAGCCCTCGTAGTAGATGCGAGCGGCACCACGGCCGCCCTTGCCGCCCGCGCCGTTGCCAGCGCCGCCGCCGCCACCCGCGCCGTAGTTCGGTGTGCCGCCCGCGCCGGACGTGTCGGAGTTGGTACCGGCCACGCCGGACCCAGAGCCTCCCGCAGTGGTGTATTGGTCCCCACAGAAGAGGCCACGGCCGCCGCTGCCGCCGCCACCGATGTTGGCAGCGCCGTTGCCGCCCGCCCCCGTGACTAGCGTCCCCGTACCCATGAGTACGAATTGGCAAGCGCCTCCTGACTTCCCGGCATTGCCTGCATCAACTCCCCCACCAGCGCCGCCCGTCGTGCCGAAGACTGAGCCCCACCCCCGTTGCGATACGATAGTCGCGCCGCTGTTTCCCGCAGCTCCGCTAACGCCCGCCGCGGAACTACCCTGGTACCCAGCGGCGGTGGCCCCAGCACCACCGGTACACGCAACGCCCGCCGCAGAGGCGCCGCCCGCTGTCGCGCTCGTTCCGCTCGCGAAGCAGGTGATCACGTCGCCGACCTGCGTACCTACGGCGTTTCTGAACGTCAGCGTGCTGGTTCCTCCGCTGGTCCCTCCGGCGCCCGCCGCGCCACCATTACCGCCTGCGCCAAGAACCAAGTCCATCGTTACAGCGCCGGGCGGGACCGGAACCGTGAGGTTCCAGAGGAACATGCCAGACCCACCACCACCGCCGCCCGCCATGTTGAGAGCGCCCGTACCCCCGCCCGCGCCGCCCAGGCCACCCGAGCACATGTCGAGGATGAGCATCGGCGCATTGGGCGGGATCGGAATGCCCGATTCGGAAACAGTGAATAGCCGGTTTGGATTGGTCGCCGTGGTGATGATCTTCCAGCGGCTGGAGGCCAGCATTGCTACGTCGATTGGGTTCATGGTGCTGGGCCTCCTAGCTGTAGTTCAGCGCCGCACGGTTATCGGCGACCTTGTCGAACTGACCGTCGCCGCCGGCCCAAGTCCTGATCATGACCCCCGAGGTCGACGTGCGCGAGATGCGCCAGGCCGCCGCATTCGTCGCCGTCCCTGGCGGCGCTTCGCACTGATAGATGTAGCCTGGCGTCGTGGTTGAGTCGACGATCGAATTCATCGGGGCGTCGCCGATCATCAGCATGTGCAGCGCCGCGTTCCACACGTCCGCGAAGATCTTCCCTATCCCGCGGATGGCGGATTTCAGGGTGCCCGGCGCATCTCCGACGACAGCAGGATCCGCCGGCGCACCGATGGCGGTGTTCAGTGTTTCAAGTTCTTCGACATAGACGCCTTCGGCGAAGGTTCCGTCCGCCCTCTTCTTCAAGCGCTTCGCCGGGCCCCTGGTCGGGTCGTCCGTCCACCGATCGCCGGGAAGGGAGAAGAGGTCGCCGAGTGCCATGTTCGTTTCCTGTCAGTGTTGGGCGGTGGTCGGGGGCTTCACCTTGGAGGAGACGTCCAAGGATGGCCCCCGAGCCGCCCGGGTGCGGGGTCCGCTCGTTGTCAGCTGCCGGCCGGTGATCCGGGCGGCGGTGCCGAGTTCTTGATTTCGCGCTCGAGGCGCTCGATGTCCTTCTTGACGCCGACCTTGTCGTGCAACGCCAGCGCGCGCTTGAGCGCTTCGACGGCGGCCGGTTTGTCGATGCCGGTGAGGGCGTAGCCGTGGGCCTTGATCAGCTTGGCGCGCACTTCGTCCGGCATGTCTTCTTCGGCCGTCATGCCGATGACGGTTTGCAGGACATTCGCCATCGCCGCACTGTCTTCCGGCCTCGGGTCGGCGGCGGCTAGGTCGCGCATGGCCTGGTCGGCGAATTCCTCGGCGAGCAGACAGCCGGTGGTGCGCTTGTACTGGTCGGGCATCGCGAGCTTGTGCTTGAGCGCGTAGGCGCCGATGCGCAGGGCCGCGGCGAGGTCGCCGACGTCGATGCTCCAGACCATCACCGTCATGAGGACGTCGTCCTGTACGCCCTGGTCGCCCTCGAGCGCGCCGTCGATCCACGGCCCGTACTCGGGCAGCAGCTGGCGCTTGATCTCGATGCGGCGCTCGATCGACTGGATGTCGTGCAGGCGCCGCTTGTGCTCGGTGAGCATGGCGAGCATGAGCTCGTAGGCGGTGGCGTCGGCGCGCGTGGCGGGCTTCTCAGCCGACTGTCGCTGTTCGGCGCAGACGCGTTCGAAGTGCGCCCGCGCCGGGCTGTGGGGCCGCGTCATGGTCAGACGAACTCGATGTTCTCGACGACGCAGCCCAGGCCGTAGTCTTCGACGACGTAGGCGTCGTTGCTGGACTCGTAGTTCTCGATGCGGTCGCGCTTGGCGTTGTCGACGATGGTGCGGCGTCGGGCGCCTTCCTGGTAGTAGCGCGACAGGTTGTCGAGGCGGGTGATCATCAGCTTCCCGGTGGGGAAGTAGGGCGCGCGGACAGCCTGCAGTCCGCCGACTCGCTTCTGGCTGATGATCAACTCCGCCGCGGCCTGTTCGGTCGGAGCTTGATCCGTATTGATCAACGGGAAGTACTTGTCGGCCAGCAGGTCCCGGCCGAGCAGCACCACCAGTTCTGTGTCTTCGCGATACCACGGATCGATGAGGCTGTTCACCGCATCGAACACCAGGGCGTCGAGGTTTCGGTAATCTCCGCTGTTGGCGGCGCTGCCGATCTTGACGTGGCCGGCGGTTGCGCCACCCGTCATGACGCGGGCGGCGGCGTTGGCGCGGTACTTCTGCAGCCAGCCGATGTTCACGTCTTGCAGCAGCGGGTTCGCGACCTTGTCGGAGGTGGCGGCGCGGCTGGTGCCGTTGAAACCGATGGTGATGACGTCCAGGGCTTGCCGGAGAATGATGGCGTTGCGGATACGGGCCTGGAAGTCCTTGAACTTGGCCCACATGTCGAGCTTCTGGTACGTGATGAAGGTATCGAAGTCGGTCTTCGTGCAGGCGTAGCCGGTTTCGTCCAGCGACGTCGGGTCGCTGGGAGCCCGGTCAGTGGTGGCCGTGTTGGTGGTGCTTGCGATCGGTGCGCCGATACCCAGGCCGATCTTGTCGCCTGCCTGTTCGGTGACGGGGACGTTGTTGATCTTGGTCAGGAAGCCGCTCGACTCCTGGATCTTGTCCTCGAGCTTCTGCTGGATGGTCGGATTGACGGTGAACTTCTGGCTCTCCGCCAGGGCGATGCCATTGAGCACGGCCAGTTGCGCCATGTAGGCGTTGAAGAGGACTCGGGTTTCGTTGCGCATGGTGTTTGGCTCCGGGTGATGTCGGGTTTGCTCTGCAGGCGGCTGGTGGCGATCAGCAGTCGGTGAGGATGGTTCCGTTGCCGCCGGCGGCGGGCGGGCGTTTCGTGTCGGCGGGGTCCTTGTCGAGCTGGGTCTTCAGCGCGGCGAAGGCTTCGCGGTCGGCCTTGGCGGTAGCTTCGGCGGCGGCGATCTTTGCGGTGGCGGCGGCGAGCTCGTCCTGCAGCGCGGAGAACTTGTCGAGCAGATCGCGCTGGGCGCCGGCGATGGCTTCGACGGCCTTGCCGGTGTCGGAGAAGCGCTCTTCGACCTTCTTGCCTTCGCCCTTCAACATGCCGACGACCTTGGCGAAGAGGGTTTCGCCGTCCTTGGCGCCGGGCTTGTCGGCTTCCCACTCGATGTCGAGCTCGCCGTCGAAGGAATAGACGCCTTCCTTGCTGGCCGAGAATTTCATGGTCTCGGTGCCGAGGCTCGCAGGCGTGTCGGTGAAGGCGAGGCCGGTCAGGTAGGCGATGCCCTTGCCGACGAAGTTCGCGGCGACCTCCATGGAGGCGAAGAGTTTCTTGCCGGCCTTCTGCATCGCGACGACGGCGTCGTCGGCTTCTACGACGGCGGTGAGCTGCAGCTTCTTCTCGCCCAGGATGGTGGCTTCCTGGGTTCCCAGGGAGACGACCTTGCCGTAGGCGCTGAAGAGGCTGTCGGGTGAGAGCGACAGGAGGTGCTCGAGGTTGACAACAGCGGTGTAGACCTTCGGGTCGTAGGAGGCCGCCATCTGCTTGATCCAGTCGCGGCTGATGTTGCGGCCGTCGATCGTCTGGCCTTCGGTGGCGATGACAAACGGCTTGGAGATTTTCGACATGTCCTGTCCCTCGTGCTGGTGTGCGGAATTGACAGGCGCATGGTCGGCGGACGCGCGCGCAGAGACAACAAGGGGCGGTTGTAGGTCTTTGGCTTACATCGTGGCCGGCTAGGGCGGGGTGCGCGCGGTGGGCAGACTCCGCGCATGGACATGCCGGTAACCCCCACCGAGACGACAGCCGAGGCCAATGCGCAAGACCCGCGCCGGCGCGCGCGCTCGCTGTATTGGCAGGGCTACCCGATCTCGTACATCGCACGCACGCTTGGCGTGAAGGCGACAACGGTATCCAGCTGGAAGCGTCGTGACAAGTGGAATGAAACGCACCCGCTCGATCGGGTCGAAGATGCGATCGAGGCGCGGCTTATCCACCTGGTGGCGAAGGCCGACAAGGACGGCCGCGACCTGAAGGAGATCGACCTGCTCGGGCGCCAGCTCGAGCGCACGGCACGGGTGCGCAAGTTCAACGCCGGCGGCAACGAGGCCGACCTCAATCCGAAGGTGGCGAACCGCAACAGCGGGAAGAAGAAGGCGCCGACGCGCAACGAGTTCAGCGAGGAACAGCAGGCGCGGTTGCACGAGGCCTTCAAGGATTCGCTGTTCGATTACCAGAAGACCTGGTATCAGGCCGGGCTGGTCGAGCGGATCCGCAACATCCTCAAGAGCCGGCAGATCGGCGCGACGTGGTATTTCGCCCGCGAGGCGCTCGACGATGCGCTGCGCACGGCGCGCAATCAGATCTTCCTGTCGGCGTCGAAGGCGCAGGCGCACGTCTTCAAGCAATACATCCAGCAGTTCGCGAAGGACGCGGCCGACGTCGAGCTGCGCGGCGATCCGATCATCCTGCCGAACGATGCGCAGCTGCACTTCCTGGGCACGAACAGCCGCACGGCGCAGAGCTACCACGGCAACCTGTACATCGACGAGTACTTCTGGATTCAGAAGTTCCAGGAGCTGCGGAAGGTGGCCTCCGGCATGGCGGCCCATCGCCATTGGCGGCAGACCTACTTCTCGACGCCGTCGAGCCTGCTGCACGATGCCTATCCGTTCTGGACCGGGGCGCTGTTCAACAAGGGTCGGCCGAAGGATCAGCGCGTGCAGATCGATATCTCGCACACGGCGCTGGCCAAGGGGATGCGCTGCGCGGATGGCCAGTGGCGACAGATCGTCACGGTCGAGGATGCGCTCGCGGGCGGGTGCACGCTGTTCGACCTCGAGCAGCTGCTGCTCGAGTACTCGCCGGCGGAGTTCGAAAACCTGTTCCGCTGCATGTTCATCGACGATTCGATGTCGGTGTTCCCGCTGGCGCTGATGCAGCGCTGCATGGTGGATTCGTGGGTGGTGTGGGATGACTTCAAGCCGTTTGCGCCGCGCCCTCTTGGGTATCGGGAGGTGTGGCTCGGCTACGACCCAAACGGGTCGTCTGGCAGAGGCGACAAGGCGGCGCTGGTCGTTCTGGCGCCGCCGCTGGTGCCAGGCGGAAAGTTCCGCGTCCTCGAGAAGATCCAGCTGCTTGGCATGGACTACGAGGCGCAGGCAGAAGCCATCCGCAAGGTCACCGAGCGCTACCACGTCACCTACATCGGAATCGATATGACGGGCATCGGATCAGCCGTCTATCAGCTGGTGACAAAGTTCTTCCCGGCCGCGCGCGGCTTCACCTACAACCCTGACGTCAAGGTTCGCCTGGTGCTCAAGGCCCTCAACGTGATCGAGAAGGGCCGCCTTGAATTCGACGCTGGTTGGTCTGACGTTGTGCAGTCGTTCATGGCCATAAGCAAGGCGACGACTCCAAGCGGACGGCAGGTAACTTTCGATTCCGGACGTTCCGAAGAAATCAGCCACGCCGACCTGGCGTGGGCTTGCATGCACGCGCTGGCGAACGAGCCCCTCGAGGGCCAGACCGCGCGCAATTCCAACATCGTGGAGATCTACTCATGAGCAAACGTCATCGCGGCAATCGCCGCTTCGCCACGGCCGCGGCTGCGGCACCTGAAACGCTGCCGGTGCCGGCGGTGGCTCCCGCGGCGGAGGATCGCGCAGGCGCGATGGCCTTCACCTTTGGCGACCCGGAGGCGGTGCTCGACGCGCGCGAGATCCTGGATTACCTGGAGTGCCCGTTGATGGACCGCTGGTATGAGCCGCCGATCTCCATGGACGGCCTTGGCAAGAGCTTTCGGTCGGCGGTGCATCACGCGAGCGCCATCATCGTCAAGCGGAACGTGCTGGTCTCGACGTTCGTTCCGCATCCCCTGCTGACGCGCACGGCGTTTGCTCGCTGGGTGCTCGACTACCTGGTGTTCGGCAACGGCTACCTCGAGCGCCGCGACGCGCGGACCGCGAAGGTGATGTCGCTCGAGCCGGCGCTGGCGCGCTACGTGCGCCGCGGCGCCGACCTGGACACCTACTGGTTCGTCATCAACTGGAAGCAGGAGCACGAATTCCCGAAGGGCAAGGTCTTCCACCTGATGGAGCCGGACATCAATCAGGAAATCTACGGCCTGCCTGACTACATCCCCGCGCTGCACTCGGCATGGCTCAACGAGGCGGCGACGCTGTTCCGGCGCAAGTACTACAAGAACGGCAGCCACGCCGGGTTCATCCTCTACATGACGGACCCCGCCCAGAAGGAAGAGGACGTCACCGCGATGCGCGAGGCGCTGAAGAACTCCAAGGGGCCGGGGAATTTCCGCAACCTGTTCATGTACTCGCCGAACGGAAAGAAGGACGGCATCCAGCTGATCCCCGTGAGCGAGGTGGCCGCCAAAGACGAGTTCGCGGACATCAAGAACGTGACGCGCGACGACCAGCTGGCGGCGCATCGCGTGCCGCCCCAGCTGATGGGAATCATGCCGCAGCAGAACGCCTCCTTCGGCGACGCCGAGAAGGCCGCGATGGTGTTCGAAGCGAACGAGATCCAGCCGCTGCAGGCACGCTTCAGCGAGCTCAACGAATGGATGGGCGAGGAGATTATCAAGTTCGAGCCCTACACCCTAGCGAAACAGGCGCCGTCCGCGCCGCCGCTGGTCAAGTAAAGACGGTGCGACCGCGCCGGGTGCGCTAACACCCGACGCGGCCACTTCCCGCAGGGTGAGCTGCGTTCAGCCAAGGCACCGCACCGTCGCGACGGCGGGCCAAAGGCTAGCATGAACGGAGCATAGTGTTACACATGAAAGCCAACCCAATCGTCCCGTGGATCGGCGGGAAAACTCGTCTCGCAAAGCGCATCCTTCCCCTGTTCCCCGAGCACACCTGCTACGTCGAGGCCTTCGCCGGCGGCGCCGCGCTGTTCTTCCGAAAGGAACCGGTCAAGGCCGAGGTGCTCAACGACATCAACAGCGACCTCGTCAATCTCTACCGCGTCGTCCAGCACCACCTTGACGAGTTCGTCAAGCAATTCAAGTGGGCGCTGGTGAGCCGGCAGATGTACGGCTGGCTCAACATGACGAAGCCCGAAACGCTGACGGACATCCAGCGCGCGGCGCGCTTCTACTACCTGCAGCGCCAGGGCTTCGGCGGAAAGGTCGAGGGCCGCACCTTCGGCACCGCCACCCTCACCCCGCCGAAGCTGAACCTGCTGCGCATCGAGGAGGATCTCAGCCAGGCGTACCTTCGCCTGGCTCATGCCACCATCGAGCACCTGCCCTGGCAGGAATGCATCCGGCGCTACGATCGACCCCACACCCTCTTCTACTGCGACCCGCCCTACTGGGGCACCGAAGGCTACGACGTCGAGTTCGGCCTCGAGCAGTACGACGCCATGGCCGAGCTGGCGCGGACCATCCAGGGGAAGATGGTGATCAGCGTCAATGACATCCCGGAGATGCGCCGGGCATTCAAGGGGCTGGCGATCGAGACCGCCGACATCACCTACCGGGTCGGCGGCTCCGGCCGCGCCGGGAAGACCGGCGAACTGATCATCACGAACTACCCCGCCTGACCCACCAGGACCGCCTGCGCTGCGCGCGCCGCGGCGCAGGCCCCAACACCCCAGCCACACCCTGATCGCAGCACAGCGGCCCGCCACGCGCCGGCCGCAGGCCTTCGCTCGCCCCTCGCTCCGCCAGATCCGCACAAAGAAGGGGCACGTCTCCCCCCGCCGCGCGGTCGGGACCCCGCCCCGCCTGCCCGCTTTAGGGGCCGGAAATCGTGCAGGCGCAAGCACCCACGGGAGCGCCGCGGCGCCTGGCCTTTGCCGCCCATGGCGCCGTCCAGAATCCGATGCGAAACCGTGCAGCCATGGGATGCGCCCTGATGCAGGGGGCCAATTCAGCACCACCGGTGCCTGTTCGCGGTTTTGACGTCGGGAAAAGGTAATTTAGGTAACGAGGCTTCGTGATCAATCGCAAGTCATTGATTTGTAATGGCGAGAGAGGTTACCTTTCAAAGGTGATTTGAGGTAACTGAAAAGGTAATTTATTGGCAAGTGATTGATTCTATTGGCTTGTGAAATTAAGAAAAATGACTGTCAGAGACGGTAACCAGATTACCTATATGTAACTAAGAAATTACCTTTATCTATATGTCGTAGAGCGCCGCAGCGTCTTGCTTTGCTGCCGATTCTTCGCGTTAGTTACCTTTGTTACCTTTTTCCGATGGCCCCACGACTTTCGATTTCGCGCACGCATGACGCGGGCGGGCGCGCACGCGTCTATCGTTCTCGGCGCCGAAGATCTCGACGGCGGCCGCCGTCGCCATGGTGATGGCCAGCGGCGGTACCATGGCCACATGAAGAAGGCGATCGAGACGTCGGGCCGGAAATGGTGGGAAGAAGAGCCCAGGAAGCCATACCCGCACTCCGAGGACGAGAAACTAAGGTCAGAGCTGCGCCAGGTCCTCGAGGATCTGCCGGCAGATCATCCGGCGAGGCTGGCGCTGGCGTCAGGCTGGGCGACGATCGAGATAACGCGGCACCTGGACGCCGATCGTGACAAGGCCCGTATCGACGCCATGATGCAGGCTTGGTACGCATGGCGAGAGCGCTGTCCGACGCCGCCAGGCCATTCGACGGGGAAGCTGGTAGGGGAAAAGGACTGAAGCGGTGTGGCTACTTGAGCCGAACGCGGCGCGGCAGCGATTCTGGAAACAAAATCGTCCCCCCGCAACCAAACGCAAGACCAGGAAGGCCAATCACCAACGGTGGTTGGCCTTTTTGCATTTGGTCTCGACGGTCTCCCCCTTTGCTGAATTGCAGTCCTTGCGCGCCGCGTCGTAACATTGCGG